GCGCCACCGAAGGTGCAAACCCTTGCCGGGTAAGTTCTTCTTTAACGTTCTTTTCGATAAACTCGATATGGTTCATCTGGCCTCCGATATCTGAAATCGTCAGATTTCGCGTGCAGCAACCCAACCCATTTAGATGGGGTAAATTGCTACCGAGGGGTTATCGCTGTGCTTCGCCGCCGAGAGAGGTGGTTAAGCCATTAATCAGAGAAGACAGTTCGCCAGTCATGAGAACAAAATCAGCGTCAAAGCGCTGGGCGATATCTTCGCGGTCAATATCGTCGTTCTGCTGTATGAGTTCTTCGGCAAACTTGAGCCGCTTAACACTGCCGTCATCACAGAGAACAAACTGAACGCGGTTCTGCCAGTCGAGGGATAACTTCGTTACCACTTTTCCGGCTTCGAGATGAACATGAATCTCATCGCTAACCAGCGCCTGTTTTTTGAATCGGCCTATGCCGCCATCTTCCAGAATTGCCTTAAGTTCAGCTTCATCACCCAGCGCAAAACCTGCAGGAGCGTTACCGGAACGCACCCATTCAGTGATGGTTAATTCAATTGGGGTTTCCATTGTGAGAGGAACTACAGGTAATGAGCCCAGTGTTTTACGAAGCAGGGCAAGCGAGTCCTCAGCACGTTTGGCACTTGAGGCATCAACCATGATCAGCCCGTCAGTAACGTTGATCCACAAACGAACCACTGAATTTTTAGAGAATGCGCGGGGCAGAAGAGAATGCAGAACTTCATCACGCAGAGAATCTTTCTCCGTCTTTTTCAAGCGACGACCCTGATCCTGCTCCAGGCGTGAAACGCGTATGCCGAGTTCCTCACTGATAACCGGTTTAGGAAGCAACTTCTCTTCCCGACGAATAACCAACAGAATCTGGTTGTTCACCGCGTGGTGCAACTGATCTGACTCCTGGCCCAGTGGGGTGACCCAACCAGTTTTAGCCATATCCTGGCTGCCACATGGAGTGAAGCGAAACAGTTGTAACTGCTGTTCTAACTCGGCTGTATCGATGTTGAAATCGCGACTTAGGCGATAAACCATCAAGTTTTTGAAGAACGGGCTATTCATATTCATTTCCTCAACGCCACCGCACTGGCGCTAAACGTTAGTTTCTCCACACAACACAAAAGAGCACCTGCGGTGAGTGCCGCCCGTAGCGATTGGGTTATGAGCCGTCGCTGCGGTGATGCTCTTGTGTGTTGTGTAAAAAGAGGGCGGTACCAGCCAGAACATTATCATCTGCCTCATAAGTGGAAGATGCTGATACCGCCCTAAGACTACACAGCTTTATTCTCTGCCTGTCTTTTAACCGCATCAGGCTCGGTGCTATCCTTCTGGCTACCTATAGTAAGAAGGGAATTTTATGAGTAGAGAACGTTATCAGGTTCGATGGAACCTTCACCGTGCCATAGCAGACCTCAATTACACTCTGGAGTGCTTTGGCGATCATCTTGGCCGAGAGCAAGGCTATCCACCTAACATTGATGGCTTTGAAGCCATTTATCTTTATCTTTGTGAGAAACACCACTGGCCGATTTCTCAATGTCGCTTAATGGAAAAAGAGGACATCCGATTAGCTCTTTCACAAGAGATGAAAGGATGGACACTTCCGAAAGAAGCGTGCTTTGGTCACCAGAGACGTGATGACTTTGAAGTTGTAATTGAGCGCACCTAGTTGCTGCCACCGTATTAATTGACGCCCAGAATTGCTGCGGCGTCATTTTCTCTGTACTTCCCATGCTAATCCTCCACTGTTGCCTGCGAATCATCCCATCTTCATACGCCTGGGGCGGCTACTTCGTGGGCATCCTGCCTGTTCGCTGTTGATGAATAAAATCTAACTTAACTTAGTTTTATGGTCAAGTGGAAACACCAAACTTTTCTTAGTTCAGTGTTTGGACGGGAAGGGATACTTAGATTTCGTACTGAACGCCTTTGACTACACCAATGATTATGCAGTTGCCATTGATTGGAATGTTCGGATAACGCGGATTAAGGGGGACGAGAAATTTCTGATGACCATCAATTACCAGTTTTTTTACCGTGGCTTCGTTTGTACCATCCAGCCTTGCTACCACTATTTTACCATTAATAGGCTCAGCGTCAGGATCGACAATTACTGTAGCCCCCTGCGGAATGGTTGGCAGGCCATTGGGATTTGTCATTGAATCTCCCTGGACATCCAGAGCAAACGAATTCTCGCTAACACGCAGCGACGTTTCTACCCAACGTTCGGCTTCGCTGATAATTTCAGACGGCTTTGTTTCTGTGAAATGCCCTGCCTGCACCCACGAGAGTACAGGAACGCGCCTCATGCTTGTTATCAACTTATCTTCGAATTCAGTACCATAAAGTATGTAGTCAATTGATGTATTGAAAAACTTCGCAAGCCTTCCCAAAGCTTCGCCGCCAGGAACGTTAATATCTTTTTCCCAATAGCCAACCGCAACATCACTTACGCCACAGAACTTACCTAGCTCTTTCTGTGATGTCTTCGTGACCTTCCTTAATCCTCTGATTCGCTGACCAACTGTTTCCATTTTTTATCGCTTCTTCGAAATAAAACTAACTAATCTTAGTTTTTATTGACCAAAGAAAGATTGGTATTTAATATCTAATAAAACTTAGTAATGGGGGCGTTATGACAACCGATGACATTGAAAACTACTTTGGTAGCGCTGAAAAAGTTGCCGCCTTTTTCGACATCAGCAGCGAGGCCGTTTACCAATGGCGCAATCGACCAGGTCGATTAATTCCGAAAGGAAGAGCCGCTGAGGCTGCATATCGCACTGATGGAAAACTGCCATTTCATCCTGAGCTTTACGAGAAATCTAGCAATAGAACATCCAGACAGAAACCACAGATTCAAGGAGTTAACCGTGGGTAATCACTGGCAAGTAGATAAACAACCAGCCTGGCTGGTGGCCGCAATCAAAAAGGCGATCACTGATTTACCAGGTGGCTACGCAGAAGCGTCTGAATGGCTGGGTGTGACAGAAGACGCTATGTACAACCGCCTTCGTACCGGTGGTGATCAATTCTTCCCATTGGGATGGGCAATGGTGCTGCAAAAGGCTGGTGGGCATCACCACGTGGCGCATGCAGTAGCCCGAGCATCTGGCGGTGTCTTCGTACCGCTTACTGACGTTGAGCAGGTAGACAATGCCGACATCAACCAGCGCCTGCTGGAGGCTATAGAGCAGATCACCAGTTACTCGCAACAGATAAGATCGGCGATTGAAGATGGTGTGATTGAGCCGCACGAACGCGCAGCGATCGATGACGAATTGTACCTGGCGATTTCTAAACTCCAGGAGCATTCAACGCTGGTGTATCGGGTTTTTTGCGCCCCTGAAAAGGATGACGCCCGCGAGTGTGCAGCTCCGGGCGTCGTGGCGTATCGCAATCTTGTGGAGAACTAACGCATGAACATATTAACAACACCATACCGCCGCTCGCAACTGATTGCGCTGCCTATGCCAGGTGGCAAAGCGAAGGTTGAGTATTGCTATGCGGTAAATATACCCGGTGATCGTGAGGTTGTATCCCACGACTTTGTTGAATGGGCTGTAGGGGACTGGCGGCGTGAGGCGGAGGCTCAGCTATGCGCAACATCAATCGGCATTTCAGAGACCAATACGGAATCCCTGTTCGGGTTATCCGTTGGGAACCAGAAAGCAACCGCGTTATCTACCTCCGGGAAGCGCAGGGGTATAAGCCCGAGTGCTTTAGCCCTCTCGACAGATTCCTGCAATATTTCACAGAGATAGAGGGCAGGGATGAGCCAGATATTTGAAATTGTACAGTCGATGTCAGGCCAGCGGAATAGCATCACTATTCCTGTGCCTTACCTCGACTTCTTTGCTGGTGATCAGCAGGCGCATGCACTTGGGGCGGTGCTGAATCAGCTTGTGTTCTGGTCAGGCAAGTCTGATCAGAGGGATGGTTGGTTTTACAAGGAGCACTCCGAGCTTGCTGCCGAGATTCGCGGCGTGAGCGAGGATCAGGTGCAGCGTCTGGTAAACAAGATATGTTCCCGCTGGCTACCTGGTGTCATTGAGAAAGCTCAGCGGCAGGTTAACGGCACGAAAAAGACCCATTATCGCGTTAACGGCGAGGCATTAATTGCCGTCTTATTCCCGGACCCTCTGGGTTACGCAGAATCGCGGAACGGGAAACGCGAAGTCGCGGAACCTATTCCGCAGAATCACGGAACCCATTCCGCAGATTCGCGGAACCCTAACCGCGAAGTCGCGGAACCTATTCTCTATACAGATCACTACACAGATCACCACAATCAGATCTTAAAACCCTCTTGTCCGACCGCTTCGCAGTCAGACAAGCCTGAGTTATCTCCGGAAGAGAAATTCCTGGAAAGCCATCCAGACGCGCACACCTGGAACCTCAGCAAACGTCAGTGGGGCACTGAGGGTGACTTAATCTGCGCCGACTGGATTTGGAAGCGAATCCGCAAGATGTACGAAGACGCGGCTGAGCAAGACCCAAACGTATCTATCCCTGCGGACCCCGACTGGAACCTATGGGCGAACGACGTTCGACTCATGCGAACTCTTGACGGTCGTACTCACAAACAAATCTGCGAGTTGTACAAGCGCGTCAACCAGGATGATTTCTGGAAGAAAAACATCAAAAGCCCTTCCAAGCTTCGTGAGCAGTGGGATGAGATCTCCTTGAAGCTTAGTCCTGCGGTTAACCGCCCAGCAGCCCGTGAAGACCAGGCATTCAAGGCCACGCATGGGCAGGTTGATTACTCACTCCCTGATAACGCGGGGTTCCGCACATGAGAACTTACTCACTGATTTACGCTGATCCGCCGTGGAGCTACGGCAACAACGCCAGCAATGGCGCGGCTAAGGACCATTACGACACGATGAGCATGGCAGACCTTAAACGCCCGCCTGTGTGGGCGCTGGCCGAAGAAAACTCGGTGTTGGCAATGTGGTACACCGGGACGCACAACCGTGAGGCTATCGAGCTGGCCGAAGCCTGGGGCTTTACCATTCGGACGATGAAGGGATTCACCTGGGTAAAACTGAATGCCCTGGCAGAGCAGCACATCAACAAAGCGCTGGTGGCCGGAGAAGTTTATGACTTTTACGACTTCCTCGATCTGCTGAATAGTCAGACCCGGATGAATGGCGGTAATCACACCCGCGCCAACACGGAAGACCTGCTGATCGCTACACGTGGCCGGGGTCTGGAACGTCTCGACGCCGGGGTTAAACAGGTCATTTACAGCCCACTGGGTGAGCACAGCGAGAAACCCGCCGAAGCGCGCCACCGCCTTGAACGGCTTTATGGCGACGTGCCGCGTATTGAGTTGTTCAGCCGCCGTTCTGTTCCTGGCTGGGACCACTGGGGCAATCAGGCAATTATGCCAGCAGTTCAACTATTGCCGGGTACTGTGATGGGTATCGACTGGGCAAAAGGGGATGCAGCATGAAAGATTTACTTCTTATCACATTCTGCGTGGCTGCTGGATTTCAGGCGTATGTGGCCGCCATGTCATTTGTCTTATGGCAGAACGCATTCAGAGTGATGGGTAGCGGCTACATCATCCGCGTGACAATGCTTCTGGTGGCTATGTCCTGGGTTATCTACTTCATCCCGCGAGGTGCAGCATGAAATTAACCCTTCCGTTCCCACCGAGCGTAAACACCTACTGGCGCGCTCCGAATAAAGGGCCGCTGAAAGGCAGGCACATGATCAGTGAGGCGGGTAGGCGTTTCCAGAGTGACGCTTGCGCTGCAATCATTGAGCAGCTTCGCCGCTTGCCAAAGCCATCAGATTCTCTGTGCGCTGTGGAAATACTGCTGTACCCGCCGGACAACCGACGCCGGGACATAGACAACTACACCAAAGGACTGTTTGACGCACTGACCCATGCCGGGGTGTGGGAGGACGACAGCCAGGTAAAGCGCATGCTGGTGGAGTGGGGGCAGGTTATACCGAAAGGGAAGGTTGAAATCACGATCAGCAAATATGAACCGGCGGGTGCAGCCGCCTGATAAGGGGAGAACTAAAACGTGAACTCACTTTTAATAATTAACGGAGTACCAATAAGCCTGTTTGAAGAACGACTGTATTGCCTTAACGATTTACACAAGGCTGCGGGTGGGCAAAAAAAACATCAGCCATCTAACTTTACGAGCCTTAAAGGGACAATCGAAATGTTAAATGTTCTACCAGGGTGCAGATGGGAAAAAATCCATTCTGTCTGTGGTGGGCATAAGCAGGGGACCTTCGTTTGTAAGGAGTTAGTTTATGCCTATGCGATGTGGGTTAGTCCTACCTTTTTTGTCAGGGTTCTTAGTGAGCTGCCATTAGTTGCATCTCTTCGCGATAGACCTAGTGATGAAGCAAATGCGCATTTAAGCCCAGTGAAGGAGCAAGAAAAAAAAGAGATCGAGATCAACAAACCTGATGAAAAACCATCCAATTTTCCAACCATTTTGGGGAAATCCAGGATATGGTGAAAGGGCGTAATCGCGACGGGTGTGCAGACCTGGTCGCATCATTGTGGAGAAAAACTATGACTAACCAAGTTATGGGCACTGCTACGCCCAAAAGCAGCATGATGACTGTATCTGTGCAATCAGCCATCTCTGGAGTTCCGACGATCACCTACCGT